TAAATCTGGTAGATTCTGTGCAGCTTGCTGAGCCTGTGGAAGGAAGTCTTTATACTTACCACTCTTATAAACCGACCAGGCGCCAAGACCTTGGCTACCTAAGATCTGTTTGGCAGCTTTAACGTTTGTGGTTGGATCAAATAAATCTTGCTCTTTTGACAAGCCAAACTGCTTCATTCGAGCAGGGCCTAGACCACCGTACATGTTCACCTGGAACAGGCCATACGATTTATCTAAACCGGTAGGGTTATAAGCCTTGGAGCGGCCGCCCGATTCCGCCAGTGCGATGGCTGTCATCGTCGGAATCTGCTTGTCAGGGATTCCCTGTTGTTTCAACAGAGAGGCAATTTGTTGTGCATTTAACTGGGACATGTTTATGGCTCCTTGTCTCGCATCAACGGAAGTCGGATGAAAGCATAAGGCGAGTGCCGACAGCGACGTCAGCAGGGCCGGGCAGAGCTTGAATAAACTCTGAACCTTCTCGGTTAAACCGATACCGAGCTTGCTCGGGATTTCGGTAATTGGGTACATACAAATGGAGGGCTAATCGATCCGTCTCGTATATGTAAATCGCCGTCCAAGTCTTGAGCGTGTCCCTAAAATCAGAAGTCGCAATGGTTCGATCAACATCACCGGCAATACTCTCGATACGACTACGGGGAACAGTATTGTTATTCACGCTACCAGTCATGTCCGTGCGCTTTTCAGCTTCATCGCACCGACCGACCTGTTCGACAATTTTCGAATACCAGAACGAATCCGGAATGTTGTTGATCGCTTCCTCTAGTCGCGCTAAATCACCTGCCGGAATAGACGTAGTGTTATAGCCTAGGTGCCAGCGGACTTTAGATTTGAGAAAGTTATCTAGTTGCATTACTCAAAAGGAAATGCGTTGTTGGGCATAGTTCTTCTTATATGCCCAATAACACACTAGCACGCGCAAATTATCACTCAACGCGAACTAAATTCTCCTTAAAAATCTCGTCCCAATCAATGCGCTTGATTGACTTCAATTGGTCAAGGCGCGTAAATTTTTCACCTGGTAAAGACAATTGGAGATCTTTAATATCACGAGCTGTTTTAAGGCCGACACCAGGGAGGGCATCTGCGATTTGTCGCGCAGTCGCAGTATTCAGATTAATCCGAACGTCAAGTGGAAAAGTCTCTCGCTGCGTAGGCTTTGGAGGTTTGACACCTTCCGACTCTAACTGAGCTGTCAGTCTTTCTTCTGTACGAATTTTTTCGTTTGTAGCTTCAAGGTGTGGAGTGAGATCTGCCTCGTCGATGTACAAGACCTCATCTTGTGAATCGAGACACATTACAACGCCATCTCCATGCTTGGAGATCATCTCAACAAGACCACCTGTTAAGCGGTATTGGTACAGCATCCTGCTAAATTAAGTCTTCGCTTAGCTTAACAAACTAATCCCATAGTTTCAACCCATGAAAAAACGGGTCCCGAAGGACCCGTCATTTCAACTTTTAAGCGGAGGTCAGCTGTCGCTACCGCCCACTTGGGAAGCGAAATCAATGAACTCGTTGATGGTCTCCCAACCAGCAGCGGCGGCAGGACGCAGGTAGTTCACGCGGCACACCAGATAGCCGGCCTTGCCAGCATCGGAATCAGCCTGACTGATGAACACACCGTCGCCGTCGACAGTGGTGGAGGTCACACCGTTGACGTTGAACACCTTGAAGGTGGTGTCAGCGGTAACCTTGTAGAACATCGAGTTCGCAGCATCCTGGTCGTCGATACCAGCAGTGGTAACGGTAGTCCAGAAGGGCAGGTCGGCGACAGTGGTGTCTTCCAGACCTTGAGCAAACAGCGAGCTGGTGGCGGAAACAATCGAGCTAGCGGCGGCGAGACCGTTGGCCTGGGTAGCAGGAACACCGAAAGGAGCGCCAGCATTGTTAGGACCGAGCAGCAGACCTTCAGTAGAGGTACCACCGATGTCAGCAGTCACAGGGGAGGCAGGGAAGCCAGCCAGGCCACCGGAGGGCAGGTCCTGAGCCACAGCGATAGAAGCGCCGTAGATATAAGCAGGACGAGCAGCGGTAGCTTGCACCACCAGGGAGGTGCGATTGTCACGCACGCGATCATCAGGGCGACGATCAGGCGAGGGGACGATGATATCGAAGCTCTTGTAGGAAGCTTTGTCTGCGGCAAGGTTAGTAATCTTGACGTAGCCAATCAGCTCATAAGCCTCGACGCCAGGCCAGGCATAGACACCTTCGGTGTTATACGAGGAGAGGCGGTTGATTTGGTTGCCGGGCTGGAGAATTGCGCCGGCTTCTTCTTTGTAAGCAGCCATTAGTTAGGTTCCTCCTTTATCACTCAACGATGGTAAAGGCAGTGGTCACGAAGTCCTTATTCAGGTTCGCGAAACCGGCGTACAGCTGCCAAATCAGGATGATAAAGCGGCTGAAGTCGTCGTTGTTGTTGATGAGCACCTGAGCGTTAGGACCGCCGATACCCACGCCGACAGCCTGAGGACCGAAGAACAGACCAGCAGGGGTAGTGCGGGTTGCAGCACCGCCACCGCTACCGATGTCAACGGAAATACTCTTGTCGGGGAAGTTGGTGGACTCGAAGAAACGAACACCTTCGAACACGAAGCCAGAAGGCATCACAGGTTCGCCAGCCAGGAACTGAGCCTGACCATACTGACCGCCACCATAGATAGCTGCGTTAGGAGCCATCATGCCGAGCAGCGGGTTAGGGCCGCCAGTGCCAGGATAACGTGCCACTTCGCGGAAGCCCTGGTCAGCACGCAGGTCCTTCATAAAGGAAGGATCAGCAATACAACGGTAGTAACCGTCGGCAAACACTGGGGTGTTACGCTTACGCAGCTGCTTCACAACTTCAAGAAGGTCAGTCTTGACGTTGAACTTGAAGCGCTCAGAAGCATACTCAGTAGCGGAGTAGCTGTTCAGGCTGGTGGACGAAGCCTTGGTCTTACCGTTGGGGTAGTAGTATCCACCCTGGCTATCGGAAGCGGCGCCACGGGACTCAGCTTTGAACAGCTCGTCCAGGAACACGCGATCACGCCAGCGGCGATAATCGTCCAGCAGTGTCAGCGAACCGATGGACTGGTGGAACATGTTGAGGTTCCCGGTGTCCAGCAGCAGACGCTGAGCAGTCATCAGAGTCTCACGAGCAATCTTGAAGGTGCTCGGGAGAGTGGTGTTATTCGGGTCAGCAGGGCCGGTGTACTCACGCAGAGACACAAGCACCTTGTCCTTCACGATGGACCGGCTGTTAGCAGTACCGATGGTTTGATCCTGGGTACGCTCACGGCTGGTCTTGGTACCAGGGTTGCCCCAGAAGCGGTACCGGTCGAGTTGTACGGTCTGACCAGGCTGTTTGGTGAAGTCGTGGACGACTACTGGCTCGCAAGCCATCTCCACGATATAAGCTGGATGGGGGCGGTACAGCTCCGCACCCAACAGCTTGGGAAAGTCGTTCTCCTGATCTCCAATTTCTTGAAGGGGTGGACTATCTCTTCACCCTGTAAGGGTGCCGGGCGCTAATGGCGTGTTACGAATGAAGCGTCATTCACCGCCTAGTCTCTGCACCTTCCAACTACGAACTTAGTTGGCTTGGCTCAGGATTACCCTCGTCTTTACGTTAGGGCTTCCCTGAATTCACCCGGTTTTCACTGATCGGTTGCCCGATCAGGCGACAACGTTGAGTACTCAGTTTAGGTGCTATAGTGCTGGAACAGCTGTTTATAAACAACGTGAAACCAAAACTAGTGCCTGGATTTGAGAACCTCTACTTAGATGAGTGTGGGCAACCATATCAAAAAGAAGGTGATTGCTTTGTAGAACTCATCATCAGCTCAACGAGTACTTATGATCGCGTTTCTGTTTTCGTTGATGGAAAAAAGATTCGCTACCACATACACGTTTTGATGGCCATAACATTTCTAGATCTAGATCTAACTTTGCGTGGAGTTAAATCTGATTCTCTCCAGGTGGACCACAAAGATGGAAATAAAAGAAATAATTCTCTTATCAATCTTGAGGTTGTTACCAAAAGAGAGAATTACGACAGGGCTTTAAAAGCTGGTCGTTATTCAAAGAATGGTTATGCCAGCAAAGGCTCGGCTAAAAAATCTCTCAGGAAATTTTCCAAAGAAGATGTTGCTCAAATTAAACAACTAAGATCTGCCGGTTTTTCATATAGAAAAATAGCAGAGAAGTTTAATTGCAACCATTTAGCCATTTATCAAATCATAAAAGGGATCACCTATCAGGATCTGAGTTAGCTATCGATGAACATGTTGGTAATTCAGCGGGTTATGTGGCTGAAACCAGGATCTGGAAGATCCGTGGAGCAGGAGCCAACGAAAAAATTCGGTGCTACTGCGGGCCTGGAACTTCCGTCCCATTGATAAAATTATACCCTGTGTTTATCAATCCGGTTTATTTAAGTTTCTGGATTGACCATCTGGCCAGACATGTAACCATCAATCATATTCCCAGGGGAATAGCTCATCGGTGGCATATAACCAATGTTGCCGCATGGGTTGATATAACCATCGGCTGGCTGCATGTCTACCATTTCAGCTTGAATTTCTGGGTCTAAAACTTGAGCCTGCTGTGCTAAGCGAAGTGCCATCTCAAGTTCTGTGGTTGCGGCACCGCCTTGACGCTTCCGGGCTTTAGACTTCTTAACTGCTTTTTGGGGATTAGACTTAGACATTACTTGCTCCTTTTTTTGTTTGCCATTGGCATCTCAAGTCCAACTGGCAGCAGTCCGGTTTGTGGACGTGCAGCTGCCATCATGTATTGCTCATTTGCAATAATCTGATTTTGAGTCATCTCAGCGGCATTTTGAAGTTGAGGTGCTAAAAGACCAAGCCGAGGTAAAGGGGATCCCGGTAAATTCAACTTTAAATAAGAACCATCGAGATCGCGTGGCATGGCTGGAGGCTGTGCACCAGGCTGACCAACAATCATTCCACCGTCAGCAGCACGCATCGCTGCGTATTGATCAATGTTGCCGGATTGAACTTGATTAACTAAGTCTGTAGCACCAAAAGTGACCAAACCTTCAGAACCAATGGGGCCGCCTGCAGTCCCAACGCTGGCCAAAAATTGCTGTGTACGGTCTCTGGCGCTACCCTTTTTAGGAGCCATAACTAATCTCGCAAATAAAAAGAGGTAGCATTGCTACCTCTTATTTTACATTCAGTTACTTCGGTTTAAGGATTCTTGGAATCACTCCATCACCAGAAGCTTTTGACGGAACACCTCAGGATTCTGCTGAGCAGAATTCAGATAGCGCCAAGCATTGGAGGGATCTCGCTCTGCTAAAGCACCGAAGTTGTTCCAGAAGGCTTCAGGGTTACCTTGAGCCTGGGGCTGTGGGGGAACAGGCATCTGAGGACGCTCAGGTGCACTGGGACGCTGGTACTGGGTACCGACTGCCTGTGCCTGAGGACGGCCGTAACCAATTTCCGAATCGGGGATCGGGTACGGACCATTTTCACCGAAGAACTCGCAGGTGTAATCAGCGAGGATATCGGGGTTGGTGAGAATTGTCTCATAAGCCTGGTGCTCATTAGACAGCTCTTGCAGAAGACCGATGGCTTCTTGTAAACGCTCGTTGGTATAGATCAGTTGATCTTCAACAGCACAAGCGTAATCGTTCAGAACCGCAGGAGCATCAGCACCAAAGTGGTCCAGAACATCAAGACTTTCCTCGCTTACTCCGTTGGCTAGGAGCATTTCCTCCGTTATTTCCGACGAAGTTTGGGAAGAGTCGTCCCAGTACTCCTGGCTGTTGTTGGTCCCAGGCGTATAGGTCCCCGTCTCCCAATTGTTGTATTGGGGAGTTTGTGGGGAAGCGTAATTGGCCTGGTCGTACGCCTGGTTCTGACTGTACTGTTGACCCTGGAATGGGAATTGGACGGGCGAACTCAGGAGCCCCACCACCCGATTGAACGCCTCCTTGTACGGATTCTCCGCTTGTGGAGCCGCCTGGTACGCTGGGGGGTACGACGCTGTAGGGGTTGACGGGTACTGGCTCACCCCCATCTGGGCCTGCATTTGCGGGGCTGGGGCCACCGCCTGCTGGTATGGTGCCACCCACTGGGAGTTCGTTTGAACCGCTGGCGCTTGTGCCGCCGTCTGCGCCACCGGAGCCCCGTAGCTGCTCGGCTGGGTCGGGGATACTTGGGGTGCCGATTGGGTCGGCATTGCGGTATCGGCCTGCATAAGTTACCTCTTTTTGTAGGCTTTCGAGTGTTCGGTAAAGGAAGGGAGTGAGATCGAGTCTCGGATCCGCAGCCATTGGTAGGTTTGGTTGCTGCGGATGTGGTGTCCGCATCTCTTGATTGACTAGATCAATGAATGCGGAGTAGGCCCTCTGTACTTCCCCTACCATTCGGAATGGGAAACCGGAGAGCATGCCCGCGATTTCGTCATCCGTTTTCGAAGGGAATAAATACTTCAGTGCTTCAATGCTATCAACCCCTAACTCCTGTAGGTTCCTCGTAAAGATAGATTGATTCAACTTGTCTTGAGCCGTATCTTCATAAACTGGTCCCATCCAGCGCCAAAGGACAGTTCGATCACCATCTGGCGCTAAACCTAAAACACCAGGTGGAATTTCTTTTGTCTCTATAACTTGATCAAGAGCTTTTTGAAGCTTTTTCTCATAACTCGCTAGCTGCTTCTCGTATTTTGTTACCGCAGCTTCA